GGGTAGCCCCCACCCTCCCTTTCGCAAGGAGAGAACAATGCGCTTAGTTGGTTCAGACCGAGGACTCAAAGAAGTCACCATCAACGACAGCACCCCCGTTCAGCGCAGCAAAGACGGAACCTTCCATGTAGACGGGCCAGCAGCCCAAGCATTGGTCAAGTCCGGTGACTTCGCTGTGGCTGGCACTACCTTCCGCAACGCCACCGGCTACCGATGCCAAGACTGCGGTTTCTTATCGCTGTTCCCAAAGTGCAAGTGCGGATCTACTAACACGATTGAAGAGGACTAATGGCAGTCATCGCCAGCACCAATCTCACCGAGGGTACGCATGTTCCCTATGTCACGATTGACGAAGTTCTCTACTCGCCCACCGCTTCAAGCATCGACTTCTCAAACCTCGTAGAGAACGGCAGCGAGGCAGTCCAGCGCCGTGCGCTCCAAGAGCTAATCATCCGTGCCTCTACGAAGGCCGACAACTTCATCTACGGGGCGCTCGGTACTCTGACCGCCACCGTGAACACCGAGAACGGGCGCTACCGTGCCAACCGTCTCGGGCAGTTCGTCATCCACCCCTACTACTGGCCCATCCTCGAAGTGCGCACCTTCAAGGTCGGCTACGGCCCAGGGTCGGCTATGACCACCGCCACCGTATCGGCAGACACCTGCTCTATCGAGCGGATGCAGTTCATCATGACCAACCCCACCGGCCTCGGATCTACGCCGGTTCAGTTCAACACGCTGGGCAACTACGCCGTAGGTGGCGGTGAGCAGTTCGTGGAATACACCTATGTAAACGGGTTCGCCAACGCCTTCACCACCGCAGACTCCAACATCGGCGCTACCTCCATTCAGGTCACTTCAGCCATCGGCATCTACCCAGGTCTGACCCTCACCATCTGGGATGGCATGAACGATGAGAGCGTGACCGTTGCTTCGAGCTATGACGGCACGAGCCTAATCCTGCCCCTCACCTCGGGCCTTCTTTACAATCACGGCAAGAATGTGTCCATCTCCAACTTGCCTGCCACCGTCAAGCAGGCCGTCATCCACTTGGTCGTTTCGATGGTCAAGCAGCGTGGTCAGGGCGGTCTAGTCCTGAACGAACTCGGAGACATGACCCCTGCCGGTTCGGTCAATGTCACTAGCCAAGTAGACGAGATGCAGGCCTATGACCTTCTCACCGAGTTCGCTGCCATCTGGGGTCGCAACTAATGAGCCGTGCCACCGTTCGAGCGCAGGTCGCTTCGTATCTAGAGAACGCTGGCATTACAAACCTGTCTGGCGTAAAGCCCTTCCCAGCCAAGTTCACCCCCGAGATGGAGTTCTACGCTGGCGAAGACCCAGGCCACTCCTCGGGCGCAATCATCTTCATGTTCTTTGAGTCCGAGACCGAGAACCGAGTGGCGCTAGGTGGCGCTCACGATGGGCGCAAGGCGGTGGAGTATTCTCTAGTGCTGGATTGTTTCATGCGATCCAACCACCGCAAGTCCGAGGATGCCGGTTCCGACAACGAGGCGTTCCTTGACTCGCTCTTGGCAGCCATCCGAGCAGACCGCAACGCTGGCAACCCTGCCATCATCTTCCAATGGGGTGAAGGCGTGAACCCTGGTGGCGCTGACCTCTCGGTGGTGAGCTACTACCCACGCCTGCTAAATGGCGCTGGAAGTGCCACGCAGACCTATTCAACCGTTCGGGTTTCGGTAGTCGAAATCCTAAACACCTAAGGAGCCAACTATGGCGTACAATTACAAGGGCGAAGTCGTGAAGGTCTATGTGGACTTCACCGATGGAGACCACACGCTCGAAGCCACGCCTGGCGAGTCCTACGACCTCATTGCAGTTCCCGATGACGGGCTGTTTGAGGAAGTCGCTAACAAGGTTGCTAAGGCCACCAAGACCACCGCAGATGTACCCACAGAAGCCCCTCAGACGGCCCTAGAAGCCCCTGTAGAGCCAGCAAACTAACTAACCCACCTAACCCACTAAAGGAACCAACATGACTCAATTCATGACCGCCAATAGTTTCCTCGGTCTTGGTATCGAGAACACCCGAAACACGGCTGCTGCCAGCCCGACCTTCATCCCGATTACCGCACCGCAGGTCACGCCAATGCAGGTGTTCCTCCGTGACGAGGCGCTTCGTGGATCGCCCACGACTGTCTACGACCAGGTGGCCGGTGTTCGCCACGATGAATACGATGTCAAGGGCTATGTCTACGGTGACTCGTTCCCCATCTTGCTTCGTGCCATCCTCGGTGGCGCAGACACAAAGTCTGGAACCGGCCCGACCTACACGCACGCCATCAAGCTCTTGAACGACAACACCACCGGCTCGCAGCCCCCGTCAGTCACCATCAAGGACTTTGACGGTGCTACGGCCTTCCAGATGACCGGCGCACAGATGAGCGAACTCGCCCTGACCTTCGGCGCTGAAGCAGCAGCCGAGTGGAGCGCCAAGTTCATCGGCAACCTTTACACGCAGATTGCTACCCCTAGCGCCTCGTTCAGCACCGCCTCGTTCGTGCCTGGCTGGAACATCACCACCTCAATCGCTGGGTCGAGCCTCGCCTACATCGCTGAAGGTGAGATCCGTCTGAACCGCAACGCTGCGCCAATCTTCACGCAGGGTACGCAGGCTCCACGAGTGAACTTCGCCGGCCCCCTCGAAGTCACGGGTCGCTTGCTCGCAGTTGTCGAAAGCACCTCGGACATCTTCTCGAACGCCACGAACGGTTACGCCCTCTTTGATGGCCCACAGGCTACGGTCATCACCCTGACCGACCCCGTTAGCTCGAACTCGGTGGCCTTCACAATGACGAAGGCACAGTTCAGCGATGTCAAGCGCCAGCGTGGTAAGTCGTATGTCGAAGTGGAAGTAAACTTCACAGCAAACGCCAACGCCACCGATGCCTCAAGCGGATACAGCCCGATTGCGACTGTGACCACCAACAACATCTCAACGGCCTACACCGGCTCATAAGAAAGCAAGGGGAGCAAATGCCAGCCTTAGAACTACCGAACGGCGCATCAGCCATCATCGCCACACGCAACGAAATCAGCGAGCGAACATCTCGCAAGATTGCTCGGGCGTACATGGTGGCTGGTGCGACCATTGCCCACCTCATCGAACTCGGGTATGACGAAGCCGATCCGACAACCTGGGCTGCCTACTCCAAACTGACCGACCAAGAGCGTGAGGCAGTCGATGGCTACGAGGCTGCGCTAATCGTGGGGCTGGTCAAATCGTGGTCGCTAGGCGAGATGCCTACCGATGACACGGTGTACGACCTGCCGAGCGAGACATTCCGAGCGCTGGCTGATGCCTGTGGCAAGGCGTACAACCAGACCGAGGAGTTCGGCCCCGATGGGGTGACCGACCCAAAAGCGCCTACCGCCGACTAACTGCCCTACGCCTCGCCCTTAGTGGCAAGGATGCTGATGTTGATGTAGAGCTAGCAGGGCTGTGGAAGGAGTACCGCTTCCGCAAGTTATTCGGTGGCACACATGACGAGTACCTAGACCAGCCGGTAGAAATCATCGACTGGCTTCTAGCGATAGATAACACAGCACAGGAAGCAAGCAATGTCGAAGCAGTTTGATGTCAAGGTCAAAGGACTAGATGACTTCACTCGTGCTATCCACGCCCAGGCCGAGAAGTTGGATAGGGCCAGCGAGTCCATCGTCAAGAAGGGCGCAGCGATTGTCGGTTCTGAAGCCAAGAAAGAGTTTCGCCCTCGCCCCCTCGGATCTACACGCACCTCAAAGACGGGTCGGGTCTACTACTCATCGAAGCCCCCGTTCCAACCTCGCCCCACCCAGCCGACCTCACGCACCGGCAACCTGCGGAACTCAATCCACATGATTGAAGCCAAGCGCATTGGCCCTGGCAAGTGGATGTCCAGCACCGGCCCGACAATGATGTACGGCGCAATGGTCGAGAACGGTACTACACGCTCCCGAGCCTTCCCCTACATGGAGCCAGGTCTAAAGAAGTCAGCCCCACAACTTGAGAGCCTCTACAGCGCCGAGTGGCGCAAGGCATTGGCGTAAGGAACGAAATGTCATCTATGCCCCCCATCAGAGTCGAACTCATTGCCGAAATCAAAGAGTTCATGGCTCGCATGAAAGAGGCCGAACACGGACTAGGCAAGGTCGGAGACAAGGCCACCTACACCAAAGAGAAGATGGGCGCTCTTGGTCAGAAGATGGCTACCGGCGTTCTGGCAGGTATTGGTGGAACGATGGTTCTTGCTACCAAATACGCCTTTGAGTATCAGGCCAGCCTTGAGAAGATTGGTCTGCAGGCCAATGTGTCCGAAGATGAACTGAAGCGCCTACACGGGGCAATCCTCGATGTCTCAACCGCAACCGCTACAAGCGCCCAAGACATCGCCAACGCCTACCTGCAAGTCGAGAAGGCTGGCATCAAGGGCGCACAGGCCGACACGATGGTCACCCAGGCTGCGAAGTTGGCAAAGGTCGCTCATGCGGATCTAAATCAAACCATCTCTGCCGGTATCGCTATTCAGCAACTCGGCATCGCCACCGGTCTCAACACGACCCAGATGTTCGATGTTCTCTACGGAGCAGTCAAGAACACGAAACTGTCGATGGATGACCTGACCTCGGTGTTCCAGGGTAAGGCTGCCCTGGCCATCGTGAACTACGGCATCAAGCTCAACGAGGTCGCAGGCGTGGCTGGCGTGTTCAAGAAAGCCAACATGGATGCAAGCGGAGGCATCGCCGGTCTGCAGTTGGCACTCGCCAAGATGACCACCGTGAACGACAAGGCCAATGACCGCCTCAAGACAGTCGGACTAACACAGGCGCAAATCGCTGCGGATCTAAAGAAGCCCAACGGCCTCGTGACCATGCTTGCCGACCTCGCCTCTCATGTCACCAAGTCGGGTATGCCCCTTCAGCAGTTCGTGAACTCGCTAGTGGGCGCACGAGGTGGTGCTGGTCTGGGCTTCCTCATCAAGCAGTTGCCTGAACTGCAAAAGATGTCGCAGGGCGCAGGCGCTTCAGTCAAGGATGCCTTTGCCGAGTGGCTCAAGAACCCCGAAGGTGCGATGGCGAAGTTCAAGACCACGCTACAGAACACCCTCATCAAGGTCGGTGACTACATCCTGCCTAGCGTGACGAAGGTTCTCAACTGGGTCAATAGTTTCACCGACAAACTCCAGCACAGCCCTGGACTACGCAATGCTTTCAAGTACGGACTTGAGGCTGCCATCACCGCTTCGGCTGGCCTCAAAATCAAGAAACTGTTTGAGAGCGTGTTTGGATCGCTGGCACAGAAGGCGCAGACCGCAGCCACCGTTGCCAACACCGCAGCCCTTGATGCCAACACCGCAGCCCTCGGTGGCAAGATTGCCACAAGTGGAGCCGGTGGAGCAGCCGGTGGTCGTGTTCTAGGTGCAGCCGGTGGTGTCGCTGCTGCTGCTATTCCGGCAGCCATCTTTGCCGGTTTCATGGCTCTCGGCTACAAACTCACTCACGACAAACTGACGAAAGAACAGATGAACGATCCACGCTCTCGCTGGACTGGTGGTGACTTCGGCGCACAGCGCAGGCACACCGTCAAGGTCAAGGTTCACTAATGGCGCAGGGGCAGTCAGCATGGCAGGGGCAAGACCCTAGCGACATCGAGATTGAGATTGACCTGGCTGTTCTCGCCAAGCGCCTCGCAGCCGACCCTGCCTTCATCCGGCTCATCTCGGGCAAGGTGCGTAAAGACCTGACCAAAGATGCTCGCAACATCGGCAACCTGTTCGGCAAGTGGGCTGGTAAATGACACACATAGCCAGCCTGCCTAGCCTCGTTGTCGAGATTGCCTTCACGCCTACGGATCTACTCTCACTCACCCAGAGCTGGACTGATGTAACGGTCTATGTCCGTGACCTCGGCACACACGGAGGCCGACAGCACTACCTAGACCGCATCGAAGCCTCAACGCTGAACCTGACCCTCGACAACCGCACCGGCTTCTTCTTTAACGGTGACTATTCCAGCGTGACTGCCGTTTCAGGTTCAGGCTCGGTGGTGACCTACACCTGCGCCAACTCATTCACGGCTGGGTCAAATGTCACCATTACCGGCGTGACGGGCGGTTCCGGTGGTCAGCCCTACTCCGGCAACTATGTCGTTGCCTCGGCTAACTCCACGCAGTTCACCGTTGCCAACACCCAGACCGGCGCTGCCACGCTCTCATCGGCTCGGGCCTTCCTTAGCACCAGCAACGGCACGGGCGCAGTCATCGGCTCACGGCTTCCTATCCGAGCTACGGCTAACTGGCAGAACGCTCCCATCACCGCAGTCTCGGGTTCAGGTTCAGTCGTGACTTACACCTGCGCCAACTCGTTCGTAGCAGGCGGCCAAGTGACAATTCAAGGCGTGACTGGTGGTTCCGGTGGTCAGCCCTATTCCGGCTCTTACACCATCGCCTCGGCTAGTTCCACGCAGTTCACCGTTGCCAACACTCAATCGGGCGCTGCCACTCTTTCGGGGGCGCAAGCCTTTACGAACAGCACAACTAACGCCTACACCGTGTTCTGGGGCGTGATTGACACGGTGGACACCTCGCTCGCAGATGCCTTGAACTCCGACCTGTATGTGTCGGCCTCGGACTCGCTGAAGTACCTCTCGCTGCGCTACTTGTGGAACGAGAACCTGTACGACTCGCTCATCAGCCCTAGTGACCGTTGGTACAACCAGGCAAGCGGTGGTGCGCTACCCGAGCAGAACGGGTCAGGCGCTAACGGATCTATCAAGGGCCTCTACGCACAGACCGAGGGCATACTGCTCTACTCACGCAGCCAGGCCACCGACCTGACCAACGGCTCGACTACGAATACCAATGTGACCGCCCTACTGCCGGTGGATTACATGGGCGCAGAGGAGTTCACCAGCATTGAGTTCTGGGTCATCGGGCAGGCCGTTGGCAACTCCACCCTGCTACCCCTGAACACCTTTAACACCGGCACGACTGCCTACCACCAAGCCGACCTTGCTGTGAACGGGTCAGGTCAGCCCTACATCAACTACTACAACGGCGCAACCTACACGGCTCCCCAAGTCATCAACGATGGCTATTGGCATCATGTCGCAGTACGCATGAACGGCGCACAGGTCACGCTCATCGTGGATGGACAGGTCACCACCGGCCCCACCGCAGCCGGTTACGCCTTCCTCGTTGGCAACTCCGATGGCTTCTTTCATGTCGGCAATGGGGTTCCCTGCTACATCGACCAGATGGTCGTTTCAACTAGCGACACGGCAACCGACATTCTGAACCGCTACATCGCCGGTTCACTCCTGCGCCTCGACACCAACGCTGCTGACCGCATCGCCCAGGCTCTCGTCATCGGTGGGCGTGGATCTATCGCCTCGGGTGCTATCTCGGTTCCGAACTACCTCGTGAACGGGTCGGCCTACTCGGTCGGTTCAGCGAGCAACGGAACGGTGCTGTGTCAGGGAACGCTCTCACCCGTCACCACTAGCTCGGCGCTCGATGCCATCTTTGAGGCCGTAGATACCGAGATTGGCGTGTTCTACCAAGCCGATGACGGAGTGCTGAACTTCCACACCCGTCAGTACCTCTACCGGCCTGCTGGCAACGCCACGCCGACTGGGGCGTATGTATGGACTGATGACACGACTTCGACCTACCACTACGAGGCGAGTTCGTTTCAACTGACCCGTGACGATGTGGACACCTGGACAACGGTTATCGTCAGCCCGACCAACGGATCGCCACAAATCTACACAGCCCCGACTGCTGACCAGACCCGATGGGGTCAGTCCACCCTCACGAAATCCACCACCGGCTCGACCCTCGAAGGCTCGTACCAGACCGCCGTGTATCTCGGCAAGGTGTTCGCCTCACCACTTCCCCGAGTGAACACGCTCAAGTTGATGAGCGAAACGGACAACGGCTCGAACCTCGATGCCATGCTTGGGGTAAACTTACAGGACAGGATTACTGTCAAGCGCACGCCAATCAACGCCTCATCAGCCGGTATTACGAACACGGACATGAGCGTGGAGTCGCTCAATCACGAGTTCGTTGCTGACCCTGGCTTCTGGCACACGACTGTCACGCTCGACCCGTACCCAATCCGGTTCAGCACCCAGACCAGCCCGACCTACTTCCTAGTCGCTGACGATGCCACCTACGGCTCGGGTAGCGTGGTCTCGGTGAGCGTAGTTGGCTCGCTGGCAACGGTGACCCTGTCAGCAACACCCAGCACGGCGATACCGGCCAAAGCGCCCTTCGTGGTTCAATACTCAACGAGCGGTGCGCTAGGTGGAACTGTGGTTTCGCAGTCTGGAACCAGCGTGGTATTCAACATCACGCTGAACACCGGCGTAGGAACACCGACAACTTGGAAGTCCGGCTACGGGCTTTCTGACCTTCTAACGGCCCTTTAAGGAGAGCAATGAGCAACCCAGTCACCGGCGCAGTCTCATGGACTACCCCCGTCACGATTAACTCGGGCGATGTAGTCGCTGCTGCGGATCTAAACGCCCTCAACAAAGATGTGGCTTTCTTTCGTGCCAGGCCCTACACGATTGTCGTGCAGACCGGCGCACCGACCAGCGCCACGCTGACCAACTCCACCGACCTCTCGGCTGCCAACGGCAAGGTGCTGTTCGCTACGGCTAACGGTGGAACCATCGCCACCTCTGCCAGCACCTCGGCAGTCGGCGCAATCTCGCTGCTTTCAACCGGCGCACTCTCGACCCCCTCAACCCTCGCTGGTCTGTATGAGGTCAAGTGCCAGATGATGACCAACGCAGCCAACGGCTCTCATGTCCGAGTATCGGCAATCCTGCTGGACTCAACGGCTACGCAAATCGGATCTATTCCTGGTGACTGGGCGAACACCGCCACCGACCACAACGCCATCTCAAGCGTGAGCTTCACCATCCCATTCAATGTCGCTGGCTCGTACTTCGGCAATGTGGCCTCGGTCAAGTTCATCGGTCAGTATGTCGGTTCCTCGGCTATGACCCTCAATGTGGGTGACCTCAACGGCAACGGCCCAGGCTCGACCCCACCGCAATACAACACCTTTGCATCAATCGAATACCTCGGCACGAGTTCAGGAGCGTACTAATGGCAGATGTAAGAGCAGACATCGTGAAGTGGGCGCTGTGGGCGGTTCAGAATAAGAAGCGCTTTCACTACCTGCAATCACGCCCCTTCACCTACCGCCTCACCGCCCCCATCAACATCGACTGTTCGGGCTTTGTCGGCTGGTGCTTCAAACAGGCCGGAGCCTTCGACCCCTACCAGCGCCAGCACAAGGGCATCGGCTACACCGGAACGCTCATCGAACTCGGCAAGAAGTTAATCATCCCCCGTCTGCAGGTAAAGCCTGGCGATGTCGTGGTCTATTCCGTAGACCGCCCCGTTAGCGAGCAACACACCGCCATCGTGGTTCAGGGGGGCAAAGACCCCCTGACCGTGAGCATGGGGCAAGAGGGCGATCCATCGCTCGTGCGTGTCTCGCAAGACCCACGCAAGCCCACCTTCTACCGCTTCCCCACCGGACAGTCGTGGCCTGCCACGCCGTACCCACCCAAATAGTGCGATGGACATTCAATCCTGGAACTTCTGGCTAGGTTTCATCGCCACCTGTGGCTTCGTGGCTGGCTTTGTCATCGCCGTAGTCAAGACCTACCACAGCGCAGTTGCTCGCCTCATCCGCAAGAAACTTGAGGAGGGCAACCGCAAGGCGCAGCTCGACAAGCTCGGGATGCGCTTCACCGAACTTGAGACTGACCTGAAATCCATCCGCAAGGACATCACCCCGAACGGGCGCAACACCCAGCGCCTCGGTGACATCGCAGCCCGTACCGAGCAGAAGGTGGACAACCTGATTGACTTCATGGGCCGGTACGCCGAGAAGGTAGACCAACTGGAGCGTGAGATGTCTGAACACCTGGGCTACCACAACGGCGCAGACCTGTGAAGCATTGGGAGTTCCACCCCGAAGTCAGGTCAAATGGCGATAGGTCGCTAGGCGAGAAGGCTGCGGATCTAATGCGACAGGGCATGGGGTCGTGGACTTTCTTCCTCGGCTTCGGATCGGCAATGGCCTTCTGGCTCATCACGGGTGGCTTCGGGATTGACCCTAACCCCTTCTTTCGCCTGAACCTCGGCCTGTCGATGCTGGCAGGTATGCAGGGTTCGGTATTATTAATTGCAGCGAAACGGCAAGACCGGATAGACGCTGCCGTTGCCAAGCACCACCTCGAAGTCAGCGAGGCCAGCGCACAAATGCTGGCTGACCTACACCACCTGATGAGCGAGCTAGACCGCCTCGCCAATCCCGTAGTCACCCTAAAGGATTAACTATGACCTACCCCAGCCAAAGCACCATCCGTTCCTACGGTGGCGCTTGCCCCCCTTCGTACCTCGTAACCACGCTGGCTGGCTCTTACACGGCTGGTCAAACCTTCACCCTGGCTTCAGCCTCGGGCTGGTATGAGGTCGATGCCACAGGTCACGCCACTACAAACCCCCTCGGCACATCCGGCCCCTTCACGGTGGTCGTGGACTTCTCAACCGCTACCGAAGAGAAGGTGCTTTGCTCATCGGTCAATGTCTCAACCGGCGTGGTCACCGTATGGACTGACGGATCGCTGAACGGGCGAGGCTATGACGGTACGACCATTCAGGCGCACACCACTAGTTCCACCCCTAACTGCTTCCCCGTAGCCACCGCAGTCGAGAACCTTCAGTTCAACGCTGGCGTGAATACCGCCCTCACCAACGCTGCCAGCGCCCAATCAACGGCTAACACCGCCCTCGCTAACGCAGCGACAGCACAAAGCACGGCGAACGCAAAGGTGGCTTCAGTCACGGCTGCTGATAGCACTATTACTATCGCCGGAACGGCAACGGATCCAACCGTCAAAGTCGGCACGGTTCCCTACGCTCAAGTCTCGGGAACTCCGACTAGCCTTCCCCCGTCAGGTTCGGCAGGAGGTGACCTTTCAGGCACCTACCCAAGCCCGACCCTGGCAACACTCTCACCTTCGCCAGCCGGAACCTACGGCGCAGGCAACGCTATCCCCGTAGTCACGGTGGATGCAAAGGGGCGTGTGACCGGCGTATCTACCGTCACCCCCTCAACCGATGCCCCGAGTGGCCCTGCCGGTGGCTCGCTGGCTGGCACTTACCCGAACCCCACGCTGTCGCTGACCGGCGTGGCTGCGAACACCTACGGCTCGGCCTCGACTGTTCCGGCAATCGCCGTATCTACCGAAGGGCGCATCACCTCGGCTAGCTCAACTGCCATTCAGATTGCCGAGAGCCAAGTCACGAACCTGACAACGGATCTAGCAGGCAAGGCCTCAACCTCGACCACCATCTCTGCCGGTACGGGTCTGACGGGTGGCGGTGACTTATCTGCGAACCGCACCCTTGCTATTGCCACGCTTTCGCCTAGCCCTGCCGGTACTTACGGCTCGGCTTCAGTCGTGCCTGCGGTGACGGTCAATGCACAAGGTCAGGTCACATCAGTCGCTACCAACACGGTGAACGACAGCACGAAGTTGCCCCTCGCTGGTGGAACGATGTCGGGCGCAATCGCAATGGGTTCGCAGCGCATCACGAACCTGCCGACCCCAGGCGCATCAACTGATGTAGCCCGAGCCGGTGACTACGGAATGACCACCCCTGCCTCGTTGCACGGTGTCAATGCCCTCACCTACGACCCAGCCCAGGCTGCCGGTGCAACCATTCAGCCGACCTCGGGTGTGGCCTACTTCAGCGCCATCTATGTTCCCTACACGATGACCATCTCACGCATCTGGGCGTTCGTGAACACGGGTGGCACAGTCGGAACGGGCGCAACCCTTTCGCTGGGTATCTACAACTCGACAACGCTTCTGGCTTCGACCACGAACCAAGCCTCGACAATGGCGCTGACCGGTGCGCTGGGCTACACGATGAGTACCTCGCCCACCCTTACGCCTGGCGTTTACTGGATTGGCATCCTGTATGTCGCAGGTACGGGTTCAGCAGCGCCGACCTATCAGAAGTCAGGTCAGACCACGAATACCATCGTGAACTTTAACAACGGAAACTCCAACACTTCGCTACTCAATCAGCGAGCAGCGAGTAGTTCCGGTCGCTCGTCTTTGCCTACGGATCTAACCGCCCTTAGCAACATCACCTTCAACAACCACCTGTATCTCGGGGCTATCAACTAGTGGCCCTAGCTCGCAACAACTACTCACGGCCCTACTACAAGGCAGGCTTCACCGGCTGGTTTCGTGGCCTGTTCAGCGAGGTCGTAGTATCGCACCCAGGTACGGTGCAGGGGTCTTTCATCGTTGCATCGGTGCGAGGCAAGTCGGAGTGGGCTTCTGTCGAGGGGTCATTCAAGACCGCATCGGTTTCAACGCAAGCAAAGTTTCTAGTAAAGGATTAGTCATGGCCTACACCGTCTACGCCGGTTCAACCGTTCGCTTCTACACCAGCCAGCCCTTCAAGG